TCTGCTGGCTCAACCTCAACCTAAAAGCGTGAGGAAGAGATCAGGGATATACGACCCCGGCCCGCGAGTGCGGTGTCCGGGGTTTTCCTTGTCCCGAACCGTCTGGATAGATGGCTCCCGACCAAAAACTCCTGCTTCAAGTCTTTTTGACCCGTGATGTTGCCGAGTTGCGGGCCATCGTGGCTCAAAAGTTTGACCTAGTGTCCGCCGGTAAAAGCTCTCTGGTGTCCAGCTCCATCGACGGGGCCAGTTTCCAGTTTAATGTGGGCGGCACTTTGAGTCCGCTCGATGTGATGATGCTGGCGCAGCAGGCGCTCAATTACAAAGCGGCTGGAATTAACGGGCCGGTGCGCCGGACACAAGCCTATTTCGTATGACCTTTCTCGACCGCCTTAAAAAACTAGCCGGGTTCGGCACACCCAAGGCGCAGGCTGATTGGGGCGTTTACCGTCGCCAGCGTCTTGTGGAGGGCGGCGTGTGGGGTGAGCCGTGGTGGCGCAATCACACTCAGAGCATCAGCCGCGAGTTGACCGTTGGCGAATGGCGCACAGTCAATAGCGCCGCGCGGAAATTGTACTGGAACAACGGGATGGTGAATGCCGCGATTGACCAGAAGTCCATGCTCAGCGTGGGGATGGCGATGCGACCCATCTTTGTGGGTGCTGACAAAGAATGGGGCAAACAGGCAGAAGCCGTGTTGCTGGACTGGTTTCAAATCGCTTATCTCGACGGCAAAAGCTGGTGGGAAGGTCTGCGGCTGGAATCTACGGCAATCGACCGCGAGGGCGACCTGCTCACAATTTTGACGACTGCTGCGAGCGGTTACCCGCAACTCCAGCAAGTGCCGTGGCATCAGATTGGATCACGCGGAGACGACGGGATTCTGACCGAGGGCCGGTATCGTGGCCTGCGCATTTACAACGGCGTGATCCTTTCGCGCACCAACCGTGCCGTGGCGTACCGTGTCCTCGGGGAGGATCAGAGCGGCGTGGATGACCGAGACATCCCGGTTCAGTCGTGTATGCTGACCATGGACCCGCGCGAGGTGGACCAAGTGCGAGGCATCTCAGCGTTTGCTCCCGCCATCCGCGACCTCATTTCGCTCAAAGACCTTGGCGACGACATCCAGTCCGCATCCAGAATGGCTGCAAAGATCGGGCTGATGGTTACCAACCAGCAGGGCATGGCGGATGCCTCGGACGCGTACAACGCGCTGACCGAAACGAACACTCCGCAATGCACGCCTGGGCTTCGCATTACGCCGATGGCGGGCGGGCGTATTGAGTACCTTCAAGCCAACGCTGGCGAATCCATCGAGCAGATCGACGCCAAGATCCCAACAGAAGCGCAAGACCGGCTACAGGAGCGTTTGATCCGCAACGCTTTGCTAGCCGCTCAATGGCCGCCGGAGTTCGGTTGGGACATGAGCAAGCTGGGCGGCGCTTCCGCTCGGATTGTGCTCGAACAGGTAAACCGCATTACCTCCGAACGGCACGCTTATCTGGCCGCTTTCTGCAAGCGCCGGTGCGCGTTTGCCGTGGCTCGGTTCGTCGAGATGGGCATCTTGCCCGAATATCGGGGAACTGATCGGGACCGGGGCGGTGCGTACCAATTCAGGTTCACCGAACCGGCACGATTGACTGCGGATTCCGGTTACGCTTCCCGCGATGCCATCGATGCTTACCGTGCCGGGATGCGCAGCATGACAGACATTCTTGCCAGCGGTTCCAAGACGCTCGAAGAGCACCTCGACGAGGTAGAGCGTGAAGAGCTTGAAATCAAAAAACGCGTCGAACGCTCGGGCCTGACCCGCGATGTGTTCGGCCTGCTCACACCTAACGGCAACCCTGCCACATCCGTACCGACCGAATGAAATTTCAACGCGTCATCGAGCAAGTTTTCTACCGCCCCTGGCTCATAACTCCCGGCGGCTACGCTGCCGTCCGCAAGCTGGTCGAAGCGCGGCTGGTGCGCGCGAACGGGGACGAGTACGAGGGGATGATGAAATCCCAGCGCGAACCGATGGAGATCGATGGGCAAGGCATTGCCCACATCTGCATTGAGGGCACGCTGGCAAAGGGAATCAGCGCCATCGAGGCCTGTTGCGGCGCGTGGGATTACGACTGGGTCGCGGAGGATCTCGAAGCCGCCATGGAGGCGAATGTGCGTGGCGTGCTGCTCGAAATTAACTCTCCCGGCGGGAGTTGTTCGGGGTGCTCGGAGATCACCGATCTGATCCAGTTTTTAAAAGTCCCAATCGTGGCCTATTCCGACGACACCGCTTGCAGCGCTGCGTACAATATTGCGGTTTCCTGCGACAAAGTGTTCGGCTCCGTAGGATCAACCTGGGGCAGCATTGGCACCATCATCCCGTGGACAGATCAGTCCGCAATGTACGAGGAGGAAGGGCTGAAGTGGGAACCGATCACCTCGGGCCCGCTTAAAGGCGCAGGCATGGGACCGTCCTTGACGCCAGCTCAACGCGCAAGCCTCCAGCAGCTTGTTGACGATTCATTCGCGCAGTTCCGCGACAATGTTTTACGCAACCGGCTCGTGGCCGACGAGTACATGACAGGGGCCGCTTATTTGGCTCCGCGTGCGCGGGCAGCTAATTTAATCGACGGGATCGGTAATCAGGAACTTGCGTACAACGCGCTTCTGGCTATGCTGTAGTCGTTCGTTGTTCATTTGTTTGGTTCATTCAGACCCCCTTCCGGTTGTCCCGGGAGGGGGTTTTGCTTGTCCCGAGTTGCTTGGTTGTATGGAGTCTCCTGCAACCTTAACCGACGCGCTGGCCGCGCTCTCTGCCGCTCAGGCGGATGTGGCGGCGCTTAACGCACTCAGCGCCGAGCACAGCGCGCTGGTGGCTCAATTTGACCTTCTCAAAGCTCAGTCCGCTGACCTTTCTGCGGCACTGGACAAGTCACACGCCGAAAAGCTCGAACTTGCCAAGCAGCTCGACGCCGTGAAGGCCGCCGAGGCTGACGCTGCGGCAAAGGCAAACGCGATCGTCGCCAATCTGGGCGTGGCTCCCGTTGCCATCGTCCCCGAACAAATTTCCGCGCCTAAGTCTAAAGACGAACTTTGGGCGCACTACATGACTCTGGGTTTTGCGGAAAAGAACGCTTTCTACTCCGCGAACCGGAAAGCAATGCAGCTCTAACCATCATCTCTAACTAACTAAATCATATGCCTTTAGCTGGCGTCTTCCTCAACCAAATTTCACAGGCCAGTTTGCAATACTTGGCCAACGCTTTTGCCCCCCTCCGGGGCATCACGACGGATTTCAGCACCGATGTTGCATCGGCTGGACAATCCGTGACCACGCGTTTTGCAACCGTCCCGACCGTCGTGGACATCACCAGCGTCGGGTATGCTCCGGCAGCCGGTGACACCACTGCCCGCACGATCACGCTGAACCAGCACCAGGGCGTGACGCTCGGGTTCACGGACATCGAAGTCCTTCAGTCGTCCATCAATTTTGAGCGTCTTTTCCTTGCGCCGATGGTGCAGGCTCTCGGCGCTAAAGTGTTTGGCGACCTGTGGAACTTGGTGACCGCTGCGAACTTTGCGCAGACTCCGCTTTCCTCTTCCGCCGCAAACTTTGATCGTCAGGATGTTATCGACCTCGGCGTGACGCTGACGCAGACGCTGAAGGCTCCTAAAATGGGCCGTGCGGTGCTGCTGAATCCTGCGTACTACGGTGCAATTTCCAAGACCTTTATCAGCGCGGAAATTCCCGGCATCACGCCATTCAAGGCTGAAGGCTTGGTTCCTCGCGTGTCCGGTTTCGACATTTACGAGTCCGACCTCTGCGACACCAACGACGAAGCGTTGGCTGGTTTCGCAATGCACAGCAGCGCGCTGATCATGGCCGCTCGCCGCGTGAATCCCGAAGCCGCTCTTCAGGACTCCATCGAGATCGCTGAAGTCATCGTTCCAGACCTCGGACTGCCGGTGACCTTCCGCCGCTTCTACAGCCGCGAATCTGGCAAGACCTGCATTTCGGCATCGGTCATCTACGGAGTCAGCAAGGGCACTAACATGGGTGTCCGCATCGTCACTCCCTAACGATCCCCTCAATTAGCAGAGGCTCCGCTCTTTACGGGGCGGAGCCTTTGCTTCA